CAAAAAGAAAACTCAACAAAAAACACATTATGGATTAGTTTTTGCTTGTATTTTAGTATTAACTATGATAGGATCAATAGTAATGAAGCAAAATAAAAATAATTTAGATATTCAAACTGCAGCTGGAGTTGAAAAATGCAATACGCAACTCATGGAAAAAAAGTAGTCTTTGAAGGAGATGTCGAAGAAGTATCTAATTGGATAAATAAAAATGTTGGAGATCATCAAACAGTATCATTAAAAGAATATTTTCAAGATGATATTTTTGGGGTATATAAAAATGGCGAAGAAAATTATAGATACTATTATCAATGTTTGGGCCATGGAAGATATTCAATTTTTATAATACAATGAATAAAATTTATTATACATTTAGCATTTTTATAACAGGTCTTCTTTTTTGTTTAGCTTATATGCCTGAGTCTACACTACAAGAAGATATAGAAAAATCTGGATTAGAGTTTGTATATGTTACAAAAGAAGCTTCATGCTTTACCAAAGGCATTGAGCCTATAGGGTTAGAATCTCATAAATGGATATTAAATTTAAATAGCCACAAACCATCTAATCCAATTTACAATGAAGCAATCTATTTATCAGTAGGATATATGATAAAAGAAGTAAGATTAAAAACAAATTTATGCAAAAATTAATATATATACTATTAGCAGTAATTTTAATTCAATCTTCTTATGCTGAAGATAAAATCAAAATATCAATCAACAAAGATAAAAATGGCAAGATAACTTTAGTTAGTTCTGGACATTCAGCTCCAATATCTTTTGATATTATGGGCAAAAGCTATGATGTTCCATCTGGCGGAGGATCAGTAGAAGTTGAATCAAAAGGATTTGAATCTAAAACAGAAGCAGAGGTTGATCCTGCCTTAGATGTTAATGCTGAGAGCGGATCTGAAAATCGTAGTAGCAATATCTCGCAGCCATTTGGATCTCAACAATTTAACTCTTTACTTATACCGCCAGTAAATTCTAATCCAAATCCACTAGAAGCAACCCCAATTTAATCTGGTGTAAGCTTATGTATGGCGATCAAAATAAAAAAGTGGTGGGGTAATTTAAAAACTTATGATAAGTTCTTTTTTATCTCATTTACTTCGGGCATGCTTTTAACGCTTTGGGGGCTAAGTGACCTTTATATTAATTACTTTGATTTATTAAGTAAAGAAGATCACCTTCAATTCTTTCTTAGAGTATTCTTTCCAGTATCAATAGCTACTTTGGTAACAGTACTAGAACGCAATAAGAGACAAAAACTAATAAAAGATATTAAAGATTATTTAAATAAATAGTTACTTAACTCTCTCTACTAAATAATATATATAAACCAATACAGCAAAACAAATTAAAGTAGTAGATAAGGTCATATCTCTTTTTACACTAGTATTAAAACATGTGTAATGCTATATATGCCTATACCTCAAAGAAAAGATAAAGAAAAACAAAATGACTATATGGGTCGTTGCATGGAATTCATGAAAGATGAAAAATATCCTCAAAAACAAAAAGTGGCAATTTGTCTAAATACCTTTAGTCAACCAAAAAAGAAAGCTAAAGCAAACGAAATTGAAGTAGATTTTTCTGAAGATATTAAAAAGATGAATAAAGCAAAAGAACCTCAAAAAATTGAAACTAAAACAGAAGAACCAAATAATACAGCAGTAACTGCCCCAGCACCAGAAGTAAAACCAGAAAAAACTAATACAGAAGCTGCAACCTGATATTAGGATGCACGAAGTACTAGCAATTTCAGATATTCACCTTGGCGACAAAGATTGTCAAGCCACTCAATTACTTAAAGTCTTAAAAAAAGAAAAAGCAAAAACAATATTAATTGTTGGCGACTTATTTGATCACCATAATTTAAATAGACTCAATAAAACTCATTGGAAAGTATTATCCAAATTAAGAAAATTAAGCAAAAAAAGCAATATTATATATTTAATTGGTAATCATTGTTTCCTTAAAGCAGAATTCATGAGTATTCTTCTTGGGTTCGATTGCAGAGATGAATATGAATTTGATATAAAAGATAAGAAATTTATAGCGGTTCATGGGGATATATTTGATATATATTTTAGTAAATACAAAAGTATCACAGAATTTATAATTAAATTATATTATATTATTAGACACTATACTCCATTTGCTGATAATTTCTTTAAATTATTAAGAAAGAAAACAGAATCATTAGGAGAAAAAACATCTAATATAAAAGAAAATGCTATTAAATACTGTAAATTTAATAACAAAGATTCAATTATTTGTGGGCATAGTCATAAACCTGAGCACGATTATGATAAATTTGAATATATTAATACTGGAAGTTTTTGTGAAGAAAAAGCGAGTTATGTTGTAATAGATAAGAAGGGCAAAGCAAATTTAATTTATTTAGATTAAATTCAAAATTAATGGTATAATATTGTTAATGAAAAGATATTGTGCTTCATGCGGATCGCCCACAGAATATACGATTAAAAAACCATTATTTTGTTCAAGTTGTGCTAAACCATTTGATAAACTTGATGAAGCACCTACAAAACCAGTAGTACAAAAAGTATTAATGCAAAAAAAGACTATATCAAGTAAAAAATATATAGAAGATATAGATGCAGACGTTGACGCAGATACAGACACAGATCTTGATATGGAAGATGATGTGGATGTTCCTAATATATCTAAATTAGAAGTAGAAGCTGAAGATGAAACTCCTAAATCTAAAGGAATAAAAATAGGCTCACTTATGGGAACAAGTTCTACTCCATCAAAAAGGAGCAAGCAAACAAAAAATAGTAAAACTTCAAAGAAACAAACTCTAGAAGATTTTTCTAAAGAAGCAGGTACATTAAGAAGATCCAGAAAGTAATGAAATCTTCGAAAGCAAGTTTCGAAAGTAAAATTTCGGAGATAAATCAGGAAATTAATAAAAGAAAGCATAAGTGGAATCTAACTAGTTTAGCCTGGATGGACTTTAGTGATGTTTCTCAAATTCTGAGAATACATATATATAAAAAATGGAATCTATATGATCCTAAAAAGCCATTAGCTCCATGGATAAACAGAATCGTCAGCAATCAAATTAAAAATCTTATAAGAAATAACTATGGAAATTATTCGAGACCTTGTTTAAAATGTGCAGCTGCAGAGCAAGAAGATGGATGTAGCATATACGCTTCTCAATGTAGTAAATGTCCGCTTTATGCAAAATGGGAAAAAAGCAAAAAATCAGCGCACAATATTAAACTGCCAGTTGCTTTAGAAAATCATACCCAAGAAGTTCACAATATAATTGAAGATGAAATAGATATAGAAAAAACAGCCAAAAATATTCATGCAAAAATGCAACAAGTCCTTAAGCCTATCGAGTGGAAATTTTATGATTTATATTATATTCAACACAAGTCAGAAGAAGATTCAGCGAAATCAATGGGATATAAGACAACAGAAAAAAATAGAAAAATTGGATACAAACAAGTCAAGAATCTTAAAAAATCCATTATGATCAAAGTTAAAAAATATTTATATAATGGAGATATAGATATTCATTAATATGAGCGAAAATTTACCAGAACTTACAGAAGAACAGCAGTTAAATCTATTAAATGAATGGAATAATCGCGTAGATAATCCACCATCATTAACAGAATTAGTTAAATTAGCTTTTGGCAGAGATGATCTCGATGGTAGAAGCAAAGAGGGCAAAGCTGTTAAACAGTTTCTCGCAGCGAGACAGATTAAACCACGAAAGAGTCACGAATATCAAGCTAAAGGTCTTATAGAATTAACAGAAGATCAAAAAGAATACATTAGCAATAATTGCGCCACAATGACAGGAATAGAAATAGCTAAAATTTTATTTAAAAATGAATCATTAACAAATCTTTCTCAAGAAACCAGAAGCATTCTTGATTATATGAAAACTATACCAAGCAATATTAAATATCTTAATGAGGTAAATGAAAATACTGCTACAGAAGTTTATAAAGCTCCACGAAGCGAAGAAAGAATGATTGTAAAAATAAATAAATATATATTAGATGGAATTGATAAAGAAAAGATTACGCCGAGACAAAAGAAAGAAATAAACTCTTTAATTGGTTATATGAATACTTATAGATTTACTCATCAAATTAATCTTTATAGCGATGAAAACGATAGAGATCTTTTTGAAAGTAGCTTTGTTAGATATACTTATGATAAAAGCGATTTAACTCAAGAAGAAGTAGATCAATATATCGTATTAGCTACAGAAGTAGTAATATCGTCTAGTATTCAACAAACAATTACGGCATTACAAGATCAAATAGATATAGCAACACAAGAAGACGGTAAAATTCCAATGGCAGTAGTAGAAGCTAGTAGTACGGCAAGAAAGGAATATAATGACTGCGTTAATCGTCAACAAAAATTATTACAAGATCTTAAAGTCAAAAGAAGCGAAAGACTAAGCAAGCAAGTTAAAGAAAACGCTAGTATTTTAAATCTTGTTGAAATGTGGAAACAAGAAGAGTCAAGGCAAAAATTACTAAAAATAGCAGAACTTAGAAAAAATAGTATCAAAAAAGAAATCGAGCGTCTTGGTTCGATGGATGAATTAAAAGCTAGAATACTTGGAATATCAGAAGATGATATTTTAAACGGATAAATTTATGTCAGTTATATGTAAAGTAGATGGAAAAGAGTTTCCAACCGAGAAAGCATTGCATATGTCACTCAAGGGTTATGGTTTGAATAAAGTTAAATATTACCAAACATATTTTGAAAGACGAGATTTACTAACAAATGAGCTCATTAATTTTAAGACTAAAGAGCAATATTTAAATAGCGATTTTAATGATAAGAACAATATGAAAAAATGGCTAAAGCAACAGCCAATTGAAAAAGCTCAAGAATATTGCAAGCAACTATTATCAAAAAGAAAAAATGATAAAAATTTAACTTATAGTCCTTCTCAAGTAGAGTTAAGAACAATCATGGCGCCATCTATACTTTTCTACAATAAGATATTTAATGATTATTACGATGTCTGCTCAAGTTTAGGATTAGAGAATAGATTCATTCACCCAAACAATATAACAGATCAATTTAAAAACAAATTAAATAAGAAATCAATTATCTATGTTGACACAAGAGAACAAAGTTGGTTAAAATTTGATAGAAAATTTGAGATCAAAACTTTACCATTTGGAGACTATTCATGCAGTAATGATAATTGCAAATGCTTTATAGAAAGAAAAAGTTTAAGCGATTTCATTAGTACGTTGAGCGTTAAAAACTTTGATAGATTTAAAAATGAAATAGATCGAGCAAAGAAAAGTGGAGCATATTTGATTGTTATAGTTGAGGAAAAACTTTCTAATGCACTTAGTTTTCAATATCTTCCGCATATTAGTAAAAAGATTAAAGCAACCCCAGAATATATATTTCATAATGTTCGAGAGTTATTGCAAAACTATGATAATCTGCAGTTTCTTTTTGTAGACGGAAGGGGAGAAATGACAAGAGTAATTGAATCTATTTTTACATCAAATTGTTTTTATAGACAAGTAGATCTTCAATTAGCTTATGACCTAAAACTATTATGATATACTCTCCAGATAAATATAAAAAAGATTATCCAGACATTAATACAGAATTAATGAATCTTAAAGGTATTCTTAATGATAAAGATGCAAAAATATCTCTTGCTAAATTTTTAAGAGCCAATTTAGGATTTACTACTGAACTTATAAGTGGTATCAAATTAGCTCCGTATCAAGAAATTCATCTTAAGGGTTTATTAAATAGAAACTTTAGTATGTGCGTATTTGGTCGAGGTTGTGGTAAGAGTTTTATCGCAAGCGTATTTTGTTTTCTTCAATGCGTTTTTGAGCCTAATACTAAAATTCTAATTGCAGGGCCAACTTTTCGAACAGCTAGATTCATATTTAATAATCTAGAAAAAATTGTAAATAGTAAAGGCGCAGAACTTCTTCAACAAGCTTTTGGTTCAAAAAGCAAAAGAAATGATCAATATGAATGGTCGATTAATGGTGGAAGCATTGTAGCTATTCCTTTAAGTGGAGAAAAGATTCGAGGATTTCGCGCTAACGTATTAGTACTTGACGAGTTCCTTTTGTTGTCAGAGGATATTGTTAAAACTGTATTGATGCCATTCTTGGTTGCCCCACAAAATATGAAAGAAAGAATGGAGATTAGAGAAATGGAAGACACTTTAATACGAGAGGGAGCAATGAAAGAAGAAGATCGAATGGTTTTTGAAAATAACAGTAAAATGATAGCTATTTCTTCTGCAAGTTACACATTTGAGAATCTTTATAAAACGTACAACGAATGGATAGAAAAAATTTATTCAAAAGAAGCCACAGAAGCATCTTATTTCGTATCTCAATTAAGTTATGAAGCTTTACCACTAGAGATGATAGATAAAACAATTATTGAAGAAGCTCAAAACGGTGGATCAAGTCATAGTAGTTTTTTAAGAGAATATTGCGCAAGATTTATTGATGGTAGTGATAGTTATTTTAGCGCTAAAAAGATGGAAGACTGCACGATTCCAAATGGTCAATCTCCACATACTTTAATGAAAGGGATTCCTGGAAAAAAATATATTCTTGGTATTGATCCTAATATGAGCGATAGCCCTAATGCAGATTATTTTGCTATGGCAGTAATGGAGATTGATGAAGAAACTAAAACTGGCACATTAGTTCATACTTATGCTGGATTAGGAAACTTAAAAAATCATGTTAATTACTTATATTATATTATGACTAATTTTAATATTGTATTTATGATTTTGGATAACGCTGGCGCAGATGTATTTCTTTCTGCTTGTAATCAATCTGAATTATTTAAAAGCAATAATTTAATAATCAATACTTTTGAATTTAACTCTGATCTAGAAGGAGTAGACTATGATCAAGAAATTAGAAAAGTTAGAAATAATTATAATTTAGAATCCAAGAAAATAGCTTTTAACCAAGTCTTTACAAGCAACTTTATTCGTAAAGCTAACGAACATCTACAAGCATCTATTGATTATAAAAAAATATGGTTCGCTAGCAAAACTTGTGCAAATGATAGCTTTTTTGAATCTCAGTTTAATCAAAATATACCAATAGATTTAATGAAAACAGAAGAAAAGAAAGATTGGTCTACTCTAGACTTTATTGAAAATCAGGATGACTTTATATATCAAACTAAAAAACAATGTACCCTAGTAGAGCATTCATCTACCGCTAGAGGTACACAATCATTTGATTTACCTCAACACTTAAAAAGAAGTTCTTCAGCGAATAAAGCTAGAAAAGATAATTATTCTGCACTTTTATTAGTAAATTGGGGTTTAAAGTGCTATAATGATATAATAAACGCACCAAAAGAAGAAATATCACAGACTTTCACCCCAATAATGATAAAATAAGTGTAATATCTTTAAATAAATGAGTAAAAAAAATAAAATCCAACAAGTTGAAGCATCTATAGCTATACCAAAAGAAGAAGCAACACCATTAATGGTATATGGATCTGATTCTTCTAGCGCCCAAAGAGCCAAAATATCTGAAATTAGAGCCAATACAACCCCAACAAGAAGAAACGCTGCATCCACCATAGAAAGAACTAATAGATTCACTAATATTGATACAGGATTAATTCCTTTTAGATATTCTAATTATGTAAAAAATCTTTCAACTTTAGATGTTAGAGATGCTATTATTTTATGCCAAAAGGCTTATTATAATGTAGCTATTTTCAGAAATACAATCGACTTAATGACAGAATTTTCTGATAGTCCAATTTACTTAACTGGAGGAAGTCAAAAATCAAGAGAATTTTTTGAAGCATACTTTAAGAAAATTAATTTAGCAAGTTTCCAAGATCAATTTTTTAGAGAATACTATAGAAGTGGAAATGTATTCACTTATAGATTTGATACTACTTTAAGTCCAGAGCAATTACTTAGAGTTACTCAAACATTTGGTTCTAAGTTAAAATCAATTGCTCAAGATGGAGAAGTAAAACTTCCAGCAAGATATACTATTATTAATCCAGCTGATGTTTATGTTGGTGGTACAGTGAATTATGCATTTAACACTTATTATAAACTCTTAAGTGATTATGAATTAGAAAGATTAAGAGATCCTAAAACAGATGAAGACAAAG